TTCCGGATCGGGGTGGGTGAGTCACCAGGGAGAGTATGTGCTTAAAAACGTCAACGGGCTGGGATTCACTGAGCGGATCACCCTCAGCTCTCCGGGACTGGTAGAGGTTCGCTGCCGTCGGCGCAATGAGCAGGGCTCAAACAACGCCAGGGATTCGATGTACTGGCAGGCACTGCGCGGGCGACTGCTGACGCGCCCTTCATCCTATCCCGGCGTGTCGCTGATGGCGGTGACCGTTGAGACGGGCGGGAAGCTGGCGGCGCAGTCGGACCGCCGCGTAAACGTTGTGGCCACGCGGGCCTACGACTCAGGAACGGCCAGAACCATTTCGGGAGCGCTGCTGCATGTCGCGAACTCTCTTGGGCTGGAAATGGATGTCGACACCATCAACGCGCTGGAATCCGCGTACTGGACGCCACGGGGCGAAAATTTCGATTTCGCCACGGGCGACAGTATCTCGGCGCTGGAAATGCTGCAGAAGATTGCCAATGCCGGGAAGTCACGTTTTCTGCTGAGTGATGGCCTGGCGACGGTCAACCGCGAGGGGATTAAGCCATGGACCGGTGTGATCACTCCGCATGAGATGGTGGAGGAGCTGCAGAGCGGATTTACCGTGCCCTCAGATGATGATTTTGATGGTGTCGACGTGACATACATCAACGGGACTACCTGGGCGGAGGAGACCGTTAAATGCCGGACGCCTGATAATCCCACGCCGGTGAAAATCGAGAACTACAAACTCGATGGGGTACTGAGTCGGGATCACGCCTACCAGATCGGCATGCGTCGCCTGATGAAATACCTGCAGCAGCGGGTGACGTTCCAGACCACTACCGAGCTGGACGCGCTGTGCTACAACACGGGCGATCGCATTGTGCTCACGGATGATATTCCGGGTAACAACACGATTTCCTGTCTGGTGGAGGCGATGACAACGGTTGGTGGCGTGACAACGTTCACCGTTACGGAGCCGTTGGACTGGTCTTTCGAAAATCCCCGAGCGCTGATCCGCTATCAGGATGGCTCTGCCTCCGGGCTGATGGTGGCGAGCAGGGTGGGTGATTTTCAGCTGTCAGTCCCGCACCTGAGCGAGTTTGATGATCCGATGAAGGTTGACCTGTCGTCGGCAACCATCGAGCCGATCCGCCTGGTGTTCTGCGGCTCAACGCGCCACGTCTACGACGCCATTGTAGAGGAGATCGCTCCGCAGTCAGACGGAACCTGTCAGGTCACCGCTAAAGAATACCTCGAATCGTTCTACCAGTACGACGACGCCACATACCCCGGCGACGCTGCTTAATACCAAAAAAATCCCTTTCAACTTTTTTTTCGCTCAAACCCTCGTTTGAGCGAACGCCTTTTTTGGAGCAAAAAACATGGCCTTTGATCCGCCTCTTGGGAGCAGTTCGCCCGCGGTGCTGCTCGATAACGCCACTCGCCTGGACGAACTTGTTAACGGGCCAGCGGGAACGGTTAATGACCGTGCCGGGCAACCGCTGGACTCCTGGCGAAAAATCATCGCCGCCATCCTGGAAAGTTCTGCAGCAGCGATGGAAACCATTCGTCTGACGCTGATCCCCCTCGGTGAACAATACGCCACAGAGGCCGATGCGCAGGCGGCGATTAATAACGGAACGATCCCCGCTGGTTCATATTTTTACGTCAGGAGCACTGACGACAGCGCGCTCGCTGTTGAATACAGGAATGTTTCTGGTACAGCTCAGCCTACCGGACGCAAAATGCCGTCTCAGGATTTGCTAAACCAGCTGACTGAGTCGCTCGGTTTTCTGCTTCCCCTGGCTGACACCACACGTTTTTTTAAGGCCGGGGTAACAGGCACAGCCTACGAAGCGATCAACGCTGAAGATATCTTTATCGATGCTGAGAATAACCTGCAGTACTGGATAAAGGATGGCGTGCGGCAGTACTTCCTGCCGGTTCGGGTCCCGACACTGGAGGCTGACACCGTTCTTGTTGACGGTATCGCCGTCGATCCGGCTGCTATTCCCCCGGCTGTCCTCGCCACTAACCTGCTTGGCCTGGCTCAGTCCAGCAAATTTCTGGACCCGGAGGCATTTCAACCCGGCGGCGCGTATGAGGGCTGGGAAGGCTACGACAATATCTGGCTGGATAAATCAGGAAATATTCAGGGTTATACCCGTGAAGGTACCAGCTATTTGCTGTTGCCCCTGTCAGTGCCTGAACTCAGTGCAAAAAAAATCCGCCTCGACGGTGAAGACCTGCGGGACGTGATCGCCAGACGCACGGAAACACGGCTCCCGTTCACAGAAATGGTGGACGGAAAAAGCCAGATCATGCTGCTGAATAACCAGACCGGCCAGCTGTCGCAGGTGACTGATGGCACCGCAAATGAATCGGACCCGGTAGTTGATGGCGGCGGTGTGCTTTCCTGGACTTCGGACAGGGACAGCAGCGTACCCGGCGGGAAATATTATCTGGCGGAGAGCGGCAAAATTCATCCTGTCATTTCCCGGCGCGTCCTGGCGGGCTGGGGCGATTCGTTCATGGAAAACCCCGTTTTTATGAATACCCTCCATGCTCTGACAGGTTTACCCGCCTACAACTTTGGCAAATCAGGGCTCAGAAGCACCGCTGTTGCTGCCCGTCAGGGGGGCGATCCTTTTTACTGTATGCCGGTGGATGGAGTAATCCCGGCCAGTGGGACGGTCAACCTGATACCGAACGTACCGGGACCCCATGCCTCTGCATCAAACGGGGCAATGGCGGCCATAAAATGCCAGCTGGCTGGCGTAGACGGAACGTTTAACTGGGATGGCGTGCAGGCCAGCTTTACCCGTGATACGGCGGGCAGTGCAAAGACTGTCAGCGTGCTGACACCGCTCTTTGTTTACCCTTATACCACCTCTGACGTGCTGGGCTCGATGCCTGCCGGCGTGCTGTATCCTGAGCACGATGAAGCAATTCTGATCCTGACCTGCGGTCGTAACAACACAACCAGCGTCAGCGAAGTGGTAAATAACGTAATTAATACCGTCAATTATCTCAAGCCGATCGGGAAATTGCCCTGTATCTGCCCTCAGTTTACACGCGGTGATGAAACCCGAGGCTCTGCTGGCTATCAGCGTATTCATGCCATTAACGCAGGGCTCAAAGCGGCCTTGCCGGAGTACTACTGTGAAATTGATGGCGTTGATCTGCTGCAGAACTTTAAAAACCACTACAACCCGGCGAATGCAACCGATGTGCAGAATATCGCCGACGACACCACACCTGCTTCCCTGAAATACGACACGCTGCATCCGTCACAGACGCTGATGAGCGGCGCGCTGTACGTCGGGGCAGAAGTTAACGCAAATTTCGTTTGCCAGTTTCTCAAACATAAAGGATGGGTTAAATAATGGGTAAGGTCGAACAGAGCACCGATTGGGTGAATGACACCGGGTCAAAATTATATTATTTCCCGTCCATCAATGCCGGTACGCTGGGGATGATTGATGTGAAACATAACTGGGCGGGAGGGGCGAAGAACATGGCTCCCGGCGCCCAGCTCAAAAATCTGTGCTATCTGGATGATCCGGCCAGCGTGGGTTCAGTAGCCCTGAACTTTGACAGCACTACCGGTGGGCTGATTTTCGATAAAACGTCGCGCCAGTACCTGCGCCTGCCGGCGGGGTTTATTCCGACAGCGGCCATGAAAGACTACATGCATACGTTCTGGCTGAAAATAGATCCGGCGAATGCTGGCGCGGATGGTTTCAGTAATGTCTGGGTGGGGATTGGGGCAACCAGTTACGCCACTACCGCTAACCGGTTGATTCAGGTCTATCCGACCATCACGGCTGGGGTGATCACGGCGCTGACGGTGTGCGTGCGTGGCATTAACTACAGCATTAAGGATTACATCGGCAGTCTGGCCGACGGCAATATTCATTGCCTGAGCGTCCGCTATCAGGAGTCGGTTGATGGCACGCAGCAAAAGGGACTGGTTTATCTGGATGGCGTTCTTGCTTATGAGGGGGTCTGGACGGGGAAAATCGCTTATCCTGCGGCGGCTGTTAACCTGAATGGCATCGGGTCAAACCTGGCGGATACCACACCCTTTGCAGGTCGGTTTTACCGTGCGCGAATTGACGATCTTACACTGGTCAGCAAAACTGCGCTGCAGGTTATTGCGGAAGAAATTGCATCTGTTACAGGAAGGTTTAGTTAATAAATACCCCCCAGATGAAAACTGGGGGCCAATAATAACTTCATTCTCCAGGGTGGCTGAAAACGTTAAAAAACCATTCGTGTAGATCTGCCCGCTGCCAGAACAGAGACAGACCGATTAACACGATAACTACCCACCAATACTTTTTGATATCCACAATGAATCCCTCGTAGGTACTGAAAATTTATCCTCTCACAGGGAAATGGATGTACCCAAGGAAAAAACAGGACACTTTTGGGGGGTAAAAAATATTCTCTATGACAATTGATAGCCACTATGCCCTCCCTTCTTACAGAACTGAAAAATATTCCTCGGCTTCAGCCTGAGAAATATTATCAGCCCAGTAAACGAACTTTTTGATATGGCCGTTAAACCAGTTTGACGCCCCGATATATGAGCGACCCAGGCAAATGCGCGACAGCGCAGCAGGCATGATCGTGGGCGATGCTGAATTCCATACCTGACCATCAAACGCTTTCATGGATAAATCGCCGGTACTGAACATGCAGAAGGCTGCCTGTTCGGAATCCGAGACCGCCATTAGCGGTGGCAGGTTAACGGATACCGTCGTCCCGCCGGCAGCATTCAGTTCAGCAAACGCAGCCTGCCCATTCATGTTGTCCCTGCCTCGCCAGGCAAGGCGGTAATGAGCACCTTCCACCGCATTATCCAGCACGACGGCGCAGGCCAGCGAAGCATACGCCGTCGATAATAATTTCAGGCTGTGAGGATGCACCACCGAGACAAAGAACGCGCCTTTTGCAGAATCAATCAGTGTATAACCGGACGGGGTCGTTAATATATCCGCATCGCGGCTCGCTTCGGCCCCCGCCGTCGGAATGTATGAGGTATAGCCTGCGGCGCGTTCCGCCTGGGCGCCCCAGATGTAAATCGATGCGACGGTTGTTGCGCTGTAGGCCGGGAGTGCTTCAGCTGCCGTATTTCCGCCGGTAAGGCAGACAGTAAATCCCGGTTCGCCCGCGGCAACAGGGTTGATCGTCAGCGAGCAGCGGTACCAGCCATTCGGGCACTTTTCCATATTCGCCTGCATGACCAGCGGAGAGGAGCGCGTGATCTTCCCGTTCACCAGGTCAAAATTAGCGAACTGCGCGCTGGCGACGACGCCCGCAGGCAATGCAATCTGCATAACAGATCCGCTGTTTGCCTTTGCAAAAATGCTGAATGTGTAGGGCTGGCCGACAACCGCAGCATAGGTGACCGTCGTGGCAAGAGAGTGAACGGTATTAGCCGCTCCTGCGGCCTCTATGATTTTGCTGGCCGTCTTGTTCCCGTCAGGAGACACGGCATCATTATCGGTAACCTCGATCCCCGTTTTGCTCCAGTTCGCCGCTAAAAAGTTCTGGCTGTTGATAACCCGGTTAGTGGCCTGCACTTCGGGACGGAACCCCAGACAGGCGAGCGTATTCTGGTCATATTCAATAACAGGTTCACCAGCTGCTGCATATTTCAGCAGGCCGTCATCACCGAAATACGTTGCCACGGTGGCGCGGGTAAATGACATCACGTCAGTTATGCTGTTGCTGCGAATTACCGCCCCGGTTGCGGTTCTGCGGATAAACTGGCCGTTTTCAAAGTCCAGATACATTAACGCATTGTCAGGCAGCGGCGCATCAGCTGCGACGGCCTTACGCCCCATAAATTTACTGGTGCTTTTTACCAGAGTAGCCATATCAGTTACCTTTTTTATTACGCGAGGAGGTTATTTTATTGCCAGTAAAAATACTGCGTTTTTCTGGTGGTAAAAAATAAACCTCACCACTTTTGTTATTGCTGCACACGTTATTTTTAATCTTATTCATCATAAATCTATCCCCGGATTAATGAATGTGGTGACACGGGTCTTAGCTCCCGTCAGACTGAGCGTGTTCTGTGCGTTACCGACGCAGTGGTTAAAGGAAATGTCTACGTCAGTTAAAGCCCCTGTCGCAAACACCGGGTATTGCTGCGTCGGTGTGGACTGGGTATCACGCAGCTTGTTATTCGATACAGAAGAGCGGGACATGGGGACCTGAATATTAACAGCATGACCGGTTGTCGTCTGACCATTGTCATAAATACGGTTATAAACGATATCAAGATTCACGACATCACCACTTTCAAGCGAAACCCCATGACGGCCATTACGGTATATTTCATTATTACTGATGACGTTATTCAGGTTTTTAACCGTCGGATAGCTGTAATTCATATTGATACCGTCTTTTCCGTTTTCATAAATATGATTGCCGGATAAGGCGTATTCGCCTAACAGCGGGTCGGTTTTTGAGCAAACAGATGTCACGCCGTTCTCGGTATTCCCTCTGATAATATTGCCCTGCAGACGGCCACGGCGGCCAGGCTTACCCCCGTTGTTTGTGCCAGGGTACATCAGGAAACCATGCGTATTCCCGCGCATCTGGTTATTCGAGACAATCAGCCCCTCGACACCACAGTCAGCAATCCCCGCGTAATTCCCAAGGCAGACATTATCCGTAGTGATGATGTCCTGTGCGGTTCCCACCCCTCTTTGTGGCTCGTAAAAAATCCCGTAGTTTTTATTGTTCCTGCACAGGTTCTGCGACACATAGAGCGGTTCACTGTTCAGGAAGCCGGTTCCGATCCCGATACCAGAGGCCCCCAGCGCACCTTGTTCGGCCAGCCGACCGCAGTTTTCCACAATGCAACGTGTGATTAAGCAGTTGTAATGCATATCAACACCGAGTCCTGTAGCCCCGATGTTAACGATTTCCATATCGTCAATGATGCTGTTGGACCAGTACTGGATAAATATCGCCTTAATTTCTGGCAGATAGCCGGATGCCGGATTAAGCGTCTGATTTTCCCCGTCAATGGTAAAGCCGGTAAAAAGCAGATTATCGATATAGGTTTCATTACCCCGATACAGAAAAGGTGCTGTCGCTTTGAATGGCAGCAGGCGAGCTTTCTTTTTCCCGGCACCGATATAACCCACTCCAGCCACCGGAGTGACAGGGCGGGAAATTCGATAAGCCCCTTCAGGGATATAGATTGTTCCGCCGCCATTAGCCCCCAGCCAGTTTGTCGCCCGCTGCAGGGGATACCACATGTCCTCGGAAGAAAACGGGTCAAGCCCACACTCTCTGGCATCAAGAACACGTCGCCGTTCCAGATGCTCAGAAAGTCGCTTATTCAGCCTTTTGATATTCTCCTGAACGCTCCCCTGCAGGCCGGGTAACTGAACGCCGCCGAATTCATCCATAAAGCCATGTACGGCCTTGTCTGCGGACGTAATTTTCAGAATGGCAGGAGCCCGGTCATAACCGGTTTTCCCAATCGTTTTGCGGATGTCTTCTGGCGAGTCAGCAGTAAATATCCCGCCCCTCTCATCCAGTGCCAACGCGCTGGCGCCGTCATCATCAGTAAAGGCGGCCAGTTTCTGGCTGTCATCTTTCCCGAGCAACTTTGTGATCTCGGCTGAAGCAAGTGAGGCCACCACAACTGCAGCTCCGGCACTGTTTTTATAATAAATAAATCCAACAGCATCGCCTTCACCCTGGGGGACTCTGAAATATTGCCCGTCGGTGGTTCCTGCCAGTCCGGCAGTAGTGTCGGAAAAAGTAAAACTGGCGGTGTCGAGGGAAGTAATGATGTCGTCGAGCTGATCCTGTTTTGCCTGATTCACCGCCATAATCTGGCGCCATGAATAAAGAGAATCACCGCCACGGTCGGGAACATCTGCGGCGGGCCCATTGACCAGCTTATCCAGGCGCTCGGCGTTATCGAGCAACACAGCGGGAGACGTGCTCCCCAGCTCCGGGTTAAAGGCCATGTTTTTTTGCTCCAAAAAGAGGCTTCGCGCAAACGAGGATTTGAGCGAAAAGAGTTAATTAGGGGTTGTTATGGGGTATTACGCGACGTCGCCGGGGTATGTGGCGTCGTCGTACTGGTAGAAAATTTCTTTATATTCAGGTGCAGTAATCTGACAGTTGCTGTCACCCGATGGGGCAACCTCCTGGACTATCCCATGCCGCGCACCCTTTTCACTGTCGCAGAACAATAACTTCGGCAGGTCAATATCTGGGTCGTCCATAATCCAGTCGTCGGGATGCAGGTCATCGTTGTACGGCACCGTCAGCGTGAAATCATCTACCCGTTGCGGCGTGAGCATTCGCGATGATGGTCGACCGTCCTGAAACTGTATCCAGCAGCGAGGATTCGCGTAGCTCCAGTCCAGTGGCTCCGTGACGTGCAGCGTAATTTTCTGGAAGTCGTAAATCATCGCGTCAATCAGGCAACTTTGGGTTTTCCCGGTTGGAATGTCGTCGGACAAAATGATGTGATCACCGAAGTCATGACACCATCCCAGCATTGAAGTCGTAGCCGTATATGTCCGGCGTTGGTGGAGATATTTCATTAACCGACGCATCCCGATACGCCAGGCGCGATCTGCAGTCATGGCAACATCAATGGTGTATGCCTCCGTTTTGCGCGGAAAAGGATTTTCCGGCGTCCGGCACTGTACGGTTTCCTCCGCCCAGGTCACAGGGTTGATATATTTCACATCCACGCCATCAAAATCATCCTCCGACGGGACCCTGAATGACGTCTGCATTTCCTCGACGGTATCCTGGGGAGTAATGATTCCGGTCCAGCTTTTGACGCCCTCTCTCCCGACAGAAAGCAACCCGTCAGACAGCAGAAAATACCCCATGCCAGCCTCTGCAATTTTGTCGAAAATATCCTTTGCTGACGTGCTGTCACTGCTTGCCTGGTGATCAAAATATTCTCCCCTTGGCGTCCAGTAGGTCTCCTCCAGTGTAGTGAGTGCCGCAATGTCGATCTGGTCGTCGCGATATCCCAGACTGCGGGCAAGATGCAGGAACGCACCGCTGATTGTCCTGTCACCACCGCCATCATAATTTCGCGTGGCGACAACACTCACACGCTTGTCTGACTGCGCCGCCAGCTGGCCGCCGGTTTCAACCGTGATCCCTATTGTTGATATCCCTGCGTAGGAGGTCGGACGGGAAAGCAAACGACCTCTGAGCGCCTGCCAGAACATGCTGTCTCTCGCGTTGTTGCTCCCCTGCTCGTTACGGCGGCGGCATCGAACCTCCACCAGCCCAGGAGAGGACAGATCAAAACGCTCTGTAAACCCGAGGCCATTAATGTTTTTAAGCGCGTAAACCCCTGGCTTACTCGTCCACCCTGATCCGGACCCATAAACGCGATACTGGATTTCATACTCGACATGGCGGACCCGCTTATTCCCGTTGTTCTGGAACCCGCAAATTCCGTTTGGGAAAGCAAAGTTGACCTCGAAGGCGTCCACAACTTCATTTTGCGGGCAGGCCAGAAAGGGGCCTAGCCAGGTTTCATTATCGTTAATACCAGACGCGGCAAAATCCACGACGGTTCGGGTCATAAAGCCTGACCAGGTGCTGTCAACGACACCGTTAACCACACGCTGTACGGTCGCAGAGGGACCATCAGTAGACGCTATCTGGTATTCGTTGCCACGGTGCGCCAGGGAAATCCGCTGAGTGCCTTCCGGCAATCCGGAAAAGGCAGTGCCAGAATCGTATGCCAGCGTCACGCTGGCTGTTATCGCAGGGCTTCCGCCGCTGGATGCTGTACCAGCTGTAAATACCGGGCTGTCGCCAAATACTGGCGCAGGCAGGAATGATGACGTAATGGAACCGCCACGCCAGGGGCTGGAGATCTCCACGATACGTATCACGCCGCCATCATCCTGAGCAATGAGCCCCGAACCATTCAACCCGCCGTTAATCGCTGCGAGCAAGCCAGACATTGTGCCGTAGTTGGCGACCAGAGATATGGTATAGGTGATACCCTGCCAGGTCAGAGCAAAGGTCTGGCTGGTTGTCGTAAAGTCATACGTTGACGGCGAGGCACTGGCGCGTAATACCGCAGTCGCTCCCCCTGTTCCCGGAACGGCGTCCTGGTGAGGGGTATACGTGGCGATCTGCAGGTCATAGTCAGTACCGTTAAACGTTAGGGTGACAGGCATTCCGCTGAATGGCGCAATCTCTGACACGACGTCGCCTGTCAGCACGTTAAAACCGCCCTCGATGGATACCTGATAATTCACTGGCGCTTTCAGGGTGACAATTGCACCAGCGATCCAGCCAGGAGGAAGTTTGTTCTCATCCTCGTCTTCATCATTATCATCATCGACATCGAGGCCAGAAAACGAGACAGAGGCACCGCTGACGGTCATGGCATCAGCAACGATATCACTGGCTTCAGGGGCAGTCTGAGCCATATCGAGGCCGCTGCCGCTCGACGTTCCCCCAACTTCCGTTGAGTTGAACCATATCTCACTGCGACGATCCCCAGCCACATTATCGCCGGGCCCATAGCTGGTATATGAAAAGCCCTCGCCTAAGGTCAACGCCGGAGTTTCTCCTACCCGAAAATCTCCACCGGTATAGGAGAAACGCCCATATCCAAGGCAGACAAACATTTCGACCGTCATCCTGGTGGGATCAGCAGGGTCGAATCGCGTTACCGGCTGCACCAGGTAATCAGGGTAAATCCGGTTTCGCCCAAAAGCCTCCCTAACGGGATCGCCAAGCTTCGCTGTATTGGCTTTAGCCGGATTCAGATCCAGCGATGAAGCGTTACTGGATGAAAAACCGCCCAGCTCTGGTTTTGGGGCAAAGAATAATGCATAGGCCGTAGACGCAATGGATACGGCCACAGAAACCCACGCGGCAATTTCAAGACCCGTGCCATACGGAATGGGATATATCCGCACATCGCTGTCTGGCCGCAACAAACATAACGGCCATTCTGCCGGGGGAACTGCCTGGCCGTTCAACTCGATCACGACAGGATGAGTTTTATCCTGTGAATAGCTCGGGACATTTCTGCTCAACCACTCATGCAGCGTCAGCACACCATGCTCGTGCGTTTCAAGGGGTTCACCCGGTAGCCGGGACGGGTAAAACTTTATCGTCATTGCCAGAACTCCACGCGGTTAAAGCGGCGGATAAATCGTGCCAGTGGCAGAAACGTAACCCCCGAGCCTGGATTACATTCCGCGACCTGTAGCTGGTTATCGAGCATAACAACGATCCCGACATGGGAAACTGTTGAGCCCGAATAGCAGGCCACTCCGGCACCTTCACAGGGGTCACAACGCTTCAGCGAAAGCATCAGCTTTCTCGCCTCCCGGTCGAGGCCCCCGCCGTCTTTGGTCACACCTGCAAAATCCGGCCATTCAGGTAGCCCCAGGTCGCTGCGTATTTCATTCACAATGCCGAAGCAGTCGAGTAGCGGGTAGGCTCTACCGCCCTTCTGCCATTTAACAGAACGGTATTTATCAGGATTAAACATATTTGCCTCAGGTTAGTAACGTAAGCCCGGATGCTCGGCGAGGTTGTAACGTTTACGGGGCCAGGCTGTTTTGAGGACATTCATATAGCCTGCCGTGACCTGAACTGCTGTCGGCGTCCATGAGCCGGATTTGATATCGAGCGTATATGGTGATGATGCCGGAGCAGACAGATCGGATGAAATGTACCGCCGGAATGTCAGCGTGGCTGATTTCATTTCATCCAGGATTTTATCGATCGCCTCAGAAACCCGTCCGTCAATATTGCTGATAGCAAACTTTAAATCCTGTGTCCCGTCGGCGTTCCGGGCTGGTAAGGCGATATCTATCGCGCTGGCATCAAACGTCACCGGCTGACCATTTTCCAGCGTCACTGAAACGTCATCCCAGCCACTGGTTAGCCAGTAGTTATCATCTCCTGCCGATATCTGCAGCGTATCGTGAATAACCTCCGATCCGCTGCTGGCATATAGCCGCTCAAGAATTGTCATGCTTCGGCCACTCTCTGTTTAGCGCAATATCCAGTAACGACTGGCCCGCCAGCCATTCTGGGTAATTTCCCCAACCAGAAGGCGGTAACGGGCGCTCCCATAATTCCAGCGTTGCGCTGTACTGCCAGTATTTTGGCGCGACCAGCGTCGGCCCTTCGTAAATATCCACGAACCTGGCTTTATAGGGTTTTACCCCGACTGGAGTCTGGAGTTTCAGATAGAACCAGGACTGGCCATCTTTAAGCGCATCCCTGAAAAACGCCTCAAACACCTGCGCCAGAGCATCAGTTTTAAAGATCCATTTAACTGATGCCTGGGTGGGTGTTGAGGTATATCGCCTTCGTTGTTGAGCGCGACCGGACGTCATCTCCGTTCGCAGTAAAGGTGATATGGGCTTAAACCCGTACCCGTCCATAAGCGGCATGGGCAGGTATTCATCCGGGTAGAAAATATCTGCCATGAATATTCCCTCCGGGCAGGTCTATCTTGGTTTTTTAGATTGGAGATTTGAATAAATAGCCCGACCGAATTTCTTCTGGGGGTTATTTACTTCGGCGGTTAAGGTGTTAACTATCCGCTGTTCCAGAGCGTCATTCCTTCGCTCAATTGCCTGCATCGTTATGTCATCCGGTTTACCGGTGAACGTACTTCTGGCATCTACGCTGACAGCAATTCGTGGCTGTGCCTGGATCTGCTTCGCAGCGTTCTGTACCGCCGGCGATTCCCGCCCAACAGCTTTGACCCCCAGCGAACCATCAGCACCACGGGTAAGCGGCATGATGGCTTCCGGCCCGGCCTCGCCGAATACACCCGCACCTTTCGCAAACGCAAAATATTGGGGAGTGCTGTAAACACCATTGCTGTAGGCAGAAAGTGACGGAGAATCGTAAACGCCTCCGAGAGCGTTAAATGAAAAATTAGCTCCCGCGCTTTGAATAGCGGTACCACTACTTGCCGCACCGCTGGCACCGCCAAAAAGACTACCGAACAACCCACCCGCTCCGCCGCCAAATGACGCCATAATCGCTTTAGTGATCAACGCCTGTGTTGCCATCTGGATCAGCGTCTTAATCACCGTTTCGCCCAGGGAAGAAAAAATATTCGACATCCCATCTTTAAACGAAGCAGCGCCTGTCAGGACGTTTGTCAGGTTGTTGGAGATAGAGTTAGTGGTGGCATCCAGAATCTCGCTGGTTGCAGTGGCAGCCATTGAACTCAGATCAGAAGCCTGATCGGCATAGTTCATCAGAGAATCGCTGATCCCCGCGCGCCAGTCTGACTGCTGTTCATCGGTTTTTTTGTAATACTCCTCCTGAATATCCAGGCGTTCGGCAAGCGCTGTTTTAAGCGCTTCCGTTTGCTTTTTATACAGGTCTTCGGAAATCTGCCCACGGCTGAAATCACGCTGTAAGTCACGCTGCTGCCTGAGAAAATCAGCACGAATATCCGCCATTTCCTTCATTCGGTCACGGGCTTTATCCCCCTGTCCCGCGCCGAGGAAATCGATATTCCCCCTTTCCCGGGCGGCAGCATTACTGTCGGCCAGACCTTCGCGGAATGTTTTTAACTGTTCAGCGATATTTTTCTGATCAATAAGCGCCGCATTGTGCAGCAACGTTTCCTTTTTGGATTTTTCAAGCGAAGATAATTCCCCCTGAGTAACCTGATATTTCATCTTTGCCAGTTCAGTGTTTTGGCTGGAAAGAGCAATTTGCTCCCGTTGCTGTTTAATCAGCCGGGTATAGGTATCTTCGGTTTTCTCCGCCTCGGTTTTCCCATGCCTTCCTTTTGGCTTGGGTTTATTTTCCTGGTTGTTTCTCCATTCATTCAGGCCGTTATTAATCAACTCCTGCCGTCCGGTCTGAAACTGTGGGTCGTTAGTTAACCCCAGGTCATCCGCAGCATAACCCAGTCGTGCGCGCTCTTTGTCCTCACCTTTGAGTTTTGAAAGCGCCAGATCACGACGGCTTTTTTCAAGTGCAGCCGTTTGCTGGGTTGTGAGGTCTACCTGCGGTAAGCGTAGTGGTGCGTTTACCAGCCCCTGCCGGGCCATGAGGAGATTATTTCCGAGACCCAGCAAACGGTTAAATTCAGTATGCTCACCGTTCATCATTAATAACGATTGATATGCTGAATTCTGTTCTGCGGCCTGCTGCCGGATTAATGCTATTCGCCTGTTCTCTATCCCTTCCAGTACCGACTGGATCGACTCAGACTTAGCCTGCATCTGAGTCAGCCTCTCCTGTTCAACGGCCAGAGCGGAAGTCGCTTCTTCCAGACTACGGGTGACCGTTTCAACCGAAGTAAGGTGGTTTATCATGAAACCGCCACTGGTTGTCGGCCCGGGGTTGGACAGAACATACTGATAGCCCGAGATCTCTTCCTTCAGGCTTTTTACTTTTGATGCCTGTGCATCAACAAGACGGTTTTGCTCCTCCAGCGCCTGACGGGTTTTGGTCTCATTATCAGAAACTTCGGGCAGGGACATTGATTTTGTCTTTTCACGGACTGCATCAATGGTGTTTGCATATTCCTGAGCGGATAATCTGGCCTGTTCCTGATTCTGGTACATCGTGTACCAGGCACCGGCACCAAGCAAAACCAGCCCTGGAATACCGCCAACGAGGCTTAATGCTCCACCCATGAGCCGGGAACCTACAGCAGTAACCGAGTTCAGCGCAGTCTGAGCGGATACTCTGGCCTGAATATTACGGTTAAGTGACTCCTGCGCCAGTGAGAGCCGTTTTTCTGCGGCGGCCTGCTCGTCTGTACCCCGCGCCGCTGCCAGTGCCTGCTGAGCACGATAAACTGCAGCACGCGCGCGAGCTGTCGAAACCTGCGTCCCTCTGACCTGGGCTTCAGCTAAAGCTACTTCACTTTTTGCAGCATTAATAATCCCAGCCGTTGCAGAGCTGGCACCAAGAGCCATATTTCCCAAATATCGGGCTGCACCAACGGCAACAAGCGCTCCGGCAGCAGTGGCGACCTGATCAATATTGTTGGCTACGCCATCAAGTAATCCGGTTAAGGTATTTGTCGCGCCACTAGCTTCATTAGCTCCACCGACCCATTGCATAAAAGCGTTTTCAACTTTTGTTGCCGACGATGAAACTGTCTGCGGCAATTCACCATATTCATTCCGTAGCTTACCAAGCTGGCTGATGAGGGCTGGCACTACTTTATCAATGGTTAACTGCCCCTGATCCGCCATAGATTTAAGGTCTTTACGCGCAACCCCCATCCCTGCCGCAAGCGCCCGTATAACCCTGTCGCCGCTCTCGTTGACGGCATTGAATTCTTCACCTCTCAGCACGCCCTGCGCCAGAGCCTGGCTAAACTGAGTGATGACCGAACTGGACTCCTGAGCATTCGCGCCAGAAAGTTTTAAACCAGTAGAAATAGCCTCAGTAATATCCAGCACCTGGCTGGAGCTGTAACCATATTCCCGCATTGAGGCTGCTGAACGGGAAAATAAATTAGCGTTGTCAGAAAAAGATGTACCCGTTTTCTGACTGATATCCATCAGCTGTTTTTGAGAGCTGGTAAAATCATCAGTTGATTGAGATGCCTGTTTTAGGCGGGCGTTTACTGAATTCCATTCATCAGCCAGGGCTATTAAATGCCCCGTAGCAAAAGCACCAGCAAATGCCCCGGTTAACCCCAGTGCGGTAGCCTTTGCTGACTCCATCTGGTCAGTTAGCTCAGCAATAGAACGGCGAGTTTCCCGAACTGAAGCCGCAGCCTGCCTGCCGCCATTCTGCATTGTCTTATAATAATCAGCCCCCATACGTGACGCGCGGGCTATCTCGGTCTGGAATGACTGAGAGTTAGCAGAAACTTTAATGATAAGTTCACGCAGGGTTGCCATTTCATTTCCTCAGAAACAAAAAGCCCCACATTGTGGGGGTTTTTTATGATTTCAATATTATTAAATTAAACCAGCTTTTTTCCTTGCTTCTTCCAGATAATCTTTTTCTGGTTCCTCTTTTTTATGAGCAAGTGCAATCAGAAGATCAATTTGAGCACTTTGCTTTTCAGAGATTTCTTTAAGCATAGCGATCTGATCATTAGCTCTTACGCTTCCTCTGTTCAGGAAATACCAGATAACAAGATCAATAAGGCGAGCAAAAACAAATAATAATATCCAGCCAGTAGTAGTCATTTAAAGCACTCCGTGTGTCAAAAAAAACAACATAACACCTGTTATGAGTGGCATCCACACGAATTATTACTGGCTATGCTGACGCAGCCAGCAGCGCCGCTTCCAGCCCTGCAAAGGGATCGCCGCCGTCGTTTACCTCAATCTCTTCTGTGCTCCACTGAAGCTGAGCATCTTCAATGGTGACTTTACCGCCCTGCGCTCCGTAAACCGCAGATACCAGCTGAGCATTGAGGATATCGCCGCGAATATCGCCGATTGGGCTGATACGGTCGTACTCAGCCCACATCCTGAATTCGCCAACCGTCATTGTTTGTCGCAGTTCGCCCAGCGTGCGGCCCATCCGGAGCGCCAGCGCCATCAGGAACTGCATGCCAGGCATTTTTACTTTGCTTTAGCATCATCCGCGTCACGAATGAGATCAAGTGCCTGCTTCAACAGCCGGGAATGCACAGGGCCATAGATCGCTTCAACCTGTTCGGTGTCATCGACAGTAAAGACGGGATGCAGGTCGGTATCCAGCAAAATATCGATGAAAAGCGTGACGTCGGCCCGCATCGTGCGGAAGGCTCGTTCTGAAGGGGTCAGTTCTGGTGCCTCCTGGGGCTCCTGCCCTTCCGGTAGTTTGGGTGGTTCCGGGCTGGCAATGCCCTGCCAGCGAATCCAGGCTTCTGCTGATGGCTCACGAATGATGACTTTGGCGTTATCCCACTCCGGAACGGAGACTTCTTTTTTACGAAAGCCCGCCATCGGTGCCAGTGCCAGTGCTTTAAGACTCGGTTTTGACATTAATTTTATCGCCGGTCTCCCGGCGCTCCGTTAATTGATGGTGACGGTGCAATCAGAAGAAGTGATCACAGTGCCATCGGCATCAGTAACCACGCAGGAATAAACCCCGGCATCACCGGATACAGCGCTGGCTTTCGTAAACGTTGCGCTGGTCTGGCCGCTGACCGTCGAGGTGCCCTTTTTCCAGGCGTAGGTATAAGGTGCCGTACCGCCCTGGACGACCACGCCCATGGTCAGGGCGCTTCCTGCCGCGACCGTTTGGGACGCCGGAAGGTCAGTAGCAAAGGACAGGACTCCTGGGGCGTTAATATTGGTGGGTTTACCTTTCAGACGCAGCGAGAACGTTGCAGCAACCACGCCATTGGTTTGAGAATCCCAGGTGTGCTGTCGTACCTCAGCGCGCATCAGGAATCCATTACCAGACGGGAAAATAACCTTAAACCCATAAACCCCGTCGTTATCATATGCGGCACGAAGTGCATCCTGCGCCGGGTTGCGGTAGAAGTTACCGGAAAGTGACATTTCAGACGGAGCAGGAAGGCCGTTGATATTTTCCGTTTCATCCGAACAGAGCGTTGTCACGTCAATATCGTTTTTCTGACCAGCGGTAAAGCTTGCCTGTTTGATAGTGCAACTCAGGTTTAACCAGGTTGCGGTATCCAGCTCTGCCTCGGTGACCGGCACAGAGGTAATCATTACTACCGTTTTTTGGGCACGTTCAAATAGTGCTGACATCGCAGCCTCCATAAATGAAAAAACCGCCAGTGGCGGTCGGATTGGATTGGTTTTTGTCAGGCAATGACCGTTATTTCGAGGGTTGCCCGATGAAGATGGGTTGTCGTGTCGTAGCCAGGAATTTTTGTCACCTCGACAGGTGAAAGCACCTGCAGGCGAGCCAGGGCGTCCAGGCGTAACGCTCTGGCTTCGTCATTCGTTTCAGCCCATACATCAACCTGAATGCGCAGTGTCGACTCTGCCTGGCCGCAGAAAACATCCCCGGCAACATCAGTCGGTATCGAGAAAATGACATAGGGAGTGGAAACTGCAGGAAGTCCGTCGCTGCCTAGCGGCACCACATACGGATAAACCCGCCCGTCTGCCAGCGTCGACAGCAGGTCATAGAGATCATCCTCTGTCATTTTGATAACACCTCATCGATAGCCTGATTCATCCGCTGCATCGCCACCTGCGTAGCTTCTTCCATGCGGGTATCAAAAGCTGGGCGAACAAACGGATGTGCAGGCGCTGTAGATGTTCCCAACTCCACGAAGCGCCAGTAAAACGCATTCCGCTTGTTGCTGGCCTTCATTGTATTGTCGCTGTTCCCCGTTCGCGGGTTAACGCCACGAATATGCACTCCAGATGAAATTTCACCGCGACGGCGACTTTTCTGGGTGACGACAACAACGTTTTTCTTCAGTTTTCCGGATTTCTCAGGAGCGCGATCAATCACCTCCTCGCGGAGCAATTCGGCACCAGCACGGGTCGACTCCCGGAGAACTTTATTATTTTCGGCCTTGCTGAGCGTTTGCAGATCGCGGGCAATATCCTGCAACCCGGAAAAATCCAGATTCACATCAATCATTTTTCGGTCCCCTGTTTGCAGAGAATTTCCAGCCGGGTTCCTTTGATATCCGGAACCGGAGGCCCAGTGACATTCAGGACCGCATCTTTGTATGGTCCATTCAGTACTTTCAAACGGGAAGAAGCTGAGATGTCTGTACGAAAACGCACCCAGACGCGAATGGTGGCATCAGCACGCTCAACGCCAGCGGCTAACAGCTCCCTACCGCTGATCCCTTTAACCTCGGCCCAGATAGTTTTTCCATCAGCCCAGCTTTCTACCGGCTGGCCGGAAGGTGTTTTTGATATTGTGAAGTTCTGAATAGTGACGCGATGCCGTAATCGTCCTGCCTGCATAATTCCTCCTAGAGCGGAATATAGCGGTACGGCTCTATCAGCGATGTAAAGCCAAATGGGATGCTGGTTTTTGCTGCGTCTGACGACTCTTCTCTGTTTTCATACCAGTGCCCGACAAGCAGCATCAGCGCCAGGAGGATGTCGTCAGCAATCACCAGCCCGTCAGGATCAGTTTCCGGCACTTCTTCTTCATAAAGATGGCGGTTGATGAAGTTCTCCGCCTTTCGGCGCGCGGCACCATAATAGAGCGTAAGCACCTCATCTTCCGTGGTGTCGTCGATATCGATCCGACACTGCGCCCGCAACATCTCAATCGTTGTGCTCATGTGTTTTCCCTGGCCCACAGCGAACTGCGGGCATAAAAAAACCGCCGGAGCGGTGGAGGTTGAAGCTGATTATTGCCTTAGCCGCCAGATGCCGGTTTACCCACCAGCGCCTTAATCGCGCCGGTATCTTCCAGTACGCAGTCGAAGCGGTGGAAGGCCAGGAAGCCAGTCTGATCGTACTCTGCGTAACGCTCAACCAGCCGTTTCAGCGTCATGTAAGTGACGCGACGAACGATAAAGCGGTTAAAATCGCCGAAGTAGGCAAATTTGGCACCAGCCGCGATATCAGGAATAGCCTGGTCAACGACATACGGCACCTGCAGAACAGTAGCAGGTGCGCCACCGATAATGTTCGGTAACCAGAGCGGGCGGCCCTGTCCATCCTCCATTTCCTCCACCAGCTGCAACGTTGCATCGTTAAAGGCCCAGCGCACCTTTGGACCGTTACGGTATGCCGGGTCGACAGAGTGCTTCAGGGCGTTCAGCTCTTTCCAGGTAAAGGTGGTCGCTGCTGCGGTATTTTTGGTGCCAGTTACCGACGCAGCCAGCCCTTTAGGCTGCAGCGGGGTGCCGGTGCCGGTCCCTAATACCAGATACTTCGCTTCACCACGTCCGATGCGAGTGGCGATACGCGCGGCCAGGAACGCCTCGATATCTACGCCGCTGTCCTGGAGCAGTTCATTGGATACGCGAATGATTTTAGAGGACAGTTTTTTAGCCCCCAGCGTTGCACCGCCGAAAGACACGTCTTCTTCACTGGTTTCAGTGTTTTCGCCCAGCAGTTCACCTTCTTCAGTGGTACCGTCAGAGGTTGCCCAGTCAATGTCCTGGCCGTTGGCGGTATTCAGAATTTGCGCCACACTGGCAATTCCACCGTAATCTTTCAGTGCTTCGACGATCTTATTGCGGAACTGGGTTGGTACGGTGTAACCCCCTTTTTCATCCGGCGTCGTGCCCTGTGCACGCAGCTCCTTTAAAGCCTGGCGTTCTTCAGCGCTCATCTCGCCAAGACCACGGCGCAAAAACGCATTAAACGCCGCAGCACGGCGTTCGTTAGCCTGTGCTTCCGGGTTTGCTGGATCACGATTCTGCTGCTGGCGCTGTTCCGGCTCGTTTTCGTGGATATAGTCCTGATCCTGGCGGCGCAGTTCCTCTTCGCGTGCAATACGCTCATCAAGGGCGTCAAGCTCCGATTTTGCAGCGTTCCACTGAGTACGCTGCTCATCGGTCCAGGGTGTATCACCAATTTTGTCATGCAGGGCACGCATATCTTTGGCGATGATGTTACGTTTTTGCTTCATTTCATGCAGTTTCATGATTTTTCCTTACGCGTTAAGAAGGGTCAGCAGGCGCTCACGCGCCATTCGTTGATTAATGGCGTTCTTTAGCGCACCGCTGTCGCGCGCCTCCTGCCAGGCTTTCATCGATCGGACGCCGGAGTCGGCCTCCTGATATGCGGGATAAGTCACCGGACTGACATCAAACAGCCGGGAAAACTTCGATATTTCACGAATAACGATCCCTTCATCGTCCTGGTACCAATTTTCACCGTCATGGGATACCCGGAAGGCAAAAGATGACTGGTTAATGTCACCGCGCATCATCGGCGCCAGCACCAGATCGCGGATAGTTTGCGTATCCGGAGCTGTAATGTCGTAACGCAGGCCGCGCTCATCGACAGACAGGGATAGCGTCCCGGCAGCGCTCCGTCCGAGAATAAAGTTGGGGTCATGGTTAAACAGCCCGCGAACATCATCATTCAGCACATCGTCAAATGCTCCGGGCTTGATGATTTCACGGAATCCCCACAGGGGTTCAGAACGGCTGTTGAACACCGAGCCATAGCCCAGAATGCGGGTAGGTTCATCGGTGCGTTGCTCGGCTCTGACCTCCCCGCTGTAACAGCGCGTTTCACGGTCATTCATTGGGCTTTTCCTCGTCGGTTTTAGGTGCCTTAAAATCGTCTGCGGGGTTCGCGGCGTTAACGCTCACCAGCATTTCATCCAGGCCATCTACCGGATTCATGTCTTCGAAGGCTCGCGCTTCATTGCGGCTCATCCAGCCATCAGTGATCGCAAAGTGGTAGAACTGAGCACGTTCCTGCGGGGTCCCGCGTAGCAGGCCTGTCAGGTTAAACCTGACGTAATATCCGGCGGCCAGTTCAGCACGGGTGAACAGACGGCGATTGAGTTCCTGTTCCCAGTTCGTTACCCACGGCATGATCGTGTAGCGGACAAACTGAATGGCCTGCTGCGTAATATTTGAGAAAGTGGCTTTTTCGAGATCGTTAATCATGTGCGCCGGTACATTAAATATCCCGGCAATCATCGACCGATTCAGCTTCGACATATCAATGATCTGGGCATCAACCGGGGAAACGGTGAGCGCTTTGTAATCCAGCTCTGCCGGGAGAAGCATTGTTTTATTCTCCTGGCTGCGCAAAGCAGCTGTAGCTTTTTGCCACATGCTTTTTAAACGCCCCCAGCTTTCTTCATTCAGCTGGCTTTTCACCGAAATAATGCCAGCGGGTCGCGCATTACCGTTGAAGAATGAACTGGTATAAGCCTGCCCACTCATCCCCATTCCTATCGTCTCGGCATGCTGCATAATTGGGCTAAGCCCCATTTTCTGGTTGTTACCCAGCGCCCGGATATGCACCATATCGTCGGGATTGACGGCAAACGCCCCCTCTTCGTTGTAAACGCCATAGGTATACCGACCACCCGTGTTAAGCAGTGTCGTTTCCCAGGGCATGCAGCATTCCAGCCCGGAAACTTCACCACGACGGGAACGCTTCACCCAGGTGTAACCATTCCCCCAGCCCAAAATATGACGCTGTTTTAGCTCACGCCACTTATAGCTGGTCTGCCACATATTCGGCTCATCGTGAACCAGGTAAAACACAGGGTGATCGCGGGCAGCTTCAACCTTGTTATTGGTTTTCCGCATAACATGCAGTGGCATCTGAGCGATATTCGAAGAGATAACGTAAATACAGGCATACACCGCAGCCAGCTTCATCGCCGTTTGCGGGCTGACAAATACGTCCTGGGCAAACACGTTATCTGTTTCTGCCGACTCACTCGTGATCGGCGTAGCCGGGTTTTCCAGTGGTTCACTGCGAAAAAGAGCATCAAGCAGCATTATTCCCCCTCATTGCCGCTAACAGCGCATAAATGAGTAGCAGGGTTCCCGACATCATCAGAGACATCGCCAGCCCGAACTGGAGATACACGCCAGCAGCAAGCGAACCGAACCCGGTAAGCCCGATAGCATCAGTGATTAAAGTTTTCATAGAAGTAAAAGGTCTTCGTCAGGGTCGATAGTGGACAGGAAGTCAACTTCACCACCACCGTTAACAAGCAGGCGACTCATCGCAATAAACATCGCGACAGGGCCGTCAATTTTGTTTTCTGGGGTGGCCTTGTTGGGGAAAATATTCTCGTTTTTGTCTGGTTTGACGGTGACGTTTGACATCATCCAGGTCATTACCGGATTACCGTCGTGATGAAAACGCCCGGCGTAAATCTTGGCCTCGACTTCCTTCATCGCTTCTGACAGGTTTTTCACCGTCTGAGGGACTTCAACAATCGGTATTCCTTCAGCTGCTACCGACAAAGCAAACTGAGTGGCACTCCAGGGGTCGTACGCGAATTCATTCAGTGATTCACCGCGTGCCCACTCGATCGTTTCCTCTTTAATCACGGCATGGTCAATAACATCCCCATCAGTAAATTCCAGATATCCCGCTTGATTCCATTTGCGGTAAAGTTCCGCCTGCTGTTTTGTGCAGGCTTCCAGCCGTCCCTCAGGTATCCAGAATCGGGAACGCGCGTAAACATCACCATTTGGGGCAAGCCATACTTTAACCGCGGCTGAAATATCAATTTTGTTGGAAAGATCAACGCCGAGCCACATTGACCAGCTGGCCGTAGTTGAGTCATCCCAGGTATCGCGGCATTTTTCCCAGCGCGACATATCCATCCACGCTTTTTCACCCTGCACCCAGATATTGAGATGCTTGGTAAAAAATCCGACCCGCGCTGCCACCTGCTCTTTCGCCTTTTTAGCCAGGCGACGCATATCGTCCCATCGCTTACAAACACCCAGACCGGGATTTGCTTTCGGCCAGTTTGCCTCGTCGAAAGGATCGTCACCCTCATCCAGGGTATAAATCAGTGCGAAATAGCTATCATCTTTCGGTGATAGAGGGTCCGGGTTGTCAAAATTTTTCAGCAACTTAATGGCATAATCACGCTGCTCGTAACAAATACCCTCTTTATTAAATCCCGCAGTAGTGATCGCGAAGATAAGAGACTGTAGTCGGGCGCCGGTTGCCGTTTCGAGAACTTCCCAGACATCTCGGGTTTTATGCGCATGGAGCTCATCAACAATCCCGCAGTGAATATTCAGACCGTCGAGGTTGTTCGCATCACTGGCTACAGGTTCAAACTTAGAGCCTGTCCGCTCCTGGTGAATATTCAGCTTATTGCTGCCAAATAACCGCCCCAGAGTTTTCGGGGCCAGCTTAATCATGCGTTTGGCATCATCAAACACAATGCGGGCCTGATCCCGGGTGGTTGCAGCGGAATAAACCTCAGCGCCGCCCTCACCATCAGCGCCAGCCATATAAAGGCCGATTCCAGATGAAAGCGTTGATTTTGCATTCTTACGGGCTACTTCGTCATAAGCGGTACGAAACCGCCGTACAAACATGGGTTCGCCGTCGTCATCCAGAACTCCTTCACACGTAATTTCATCTATCAGCGGGACGACAAACCCAAAAAGATTTATCAGGATAAAAACGTGCCAGTCCATCAGCTCGATCGGCTTGCCGGTCAAATGCCCCTTCACGTGGGGAACAAAGTTATAGAAATCGAGAACGTGCTGGGCGCGGCCTTCATCAAAATAAACACCGCGCGCCGGGCCGTGTTCTAAATCATGAAAGAACCGCTGGCACGCAAGACGCACCAGCTCGCCAGCAACGATATCGCCAGATACCACGCGCTCGGCGTAGCGAAATCCATCTGCAACGGTTGCCATTCATCATTTGCGCTTTTTAAGAAATTCTTCCAGTGGGTCGGCTTCTGCCGGGACTTTTGCACCAACCTTTGATCGGCTGGCAGGTGTCATGCCGAATTCGCTCAGCATCGCTCTGATCCGTTTCCACGCGTCAGCCTTCATGACTGCTGCAGGGTGCGGTTTTATCATTCTGATTTCCCGCTCCCCTCCTTCATCTGAATCATCTTCGCTGTAGACGGCATAGGTGTAACCTTCACGATCAAGAGTGTCGCAGTGATGCCGGTATTCAACATAGGCTTCGATCAACAACTCCAGCGCTTTAGCATCCAGCGTGGTCAACACGCCGACGGCATCAAGTTCCTCACCAATACGCTTGAACCAGTACTTACCCTGTTTATCGAAATGTTTCGGTATTGGGGGGACCCCTGACGGGGGTTTTGGCTCGTTCTTATTGATCGGGCGTTTGGATGGGTTCCCCTTCACTAAAGCCAGATGTGTCGGGGTTTTCGGTGGTCCTGGCATAATCGAAAACTCCTATTAATCATTGGATGGGGGACCCCAAAAAAAGTTTTCTAACCTGCGGCGGTGTGAAAAAAGGTTAGGCGGCGGTCCTTTTGGCCTTTGCCGTCAGGGATTTGACCCCGCCCCCTCTGCCTCGCCTCAAATGAGAATCGATATCACTTTATGCGTTCGCGCCCGGTTTTCGTTCGATGGCAAGGCCAGCACAGGCTTTCGAGGTTCGAATCGTCATCGGTACCCCCATGAGCCTTGGCCTTGATGTGGTCAACCGTCTTTGCTGCGACAGCTCGCCCGCTGCGAAGGCAGTTCTGGCATAAATGGTTGTCGCGTTTCAGGATGCGCGCACGCCTGATATCCCACTGGCTACCGTAGCCACGCTCGTGGCGACTCTTTCCCTGTTGATGCTGTTGCCAGCCTTCATTGCGGTGCTTTTCGCAGTAGCCTGAGCGGTCGGTTGTTGTGCCTGCGCATCCACGCTTACGACATGCTCGGGGGATTAGTGCGGGCATGATTAAGTCCTTATGAGATTTGCATTATCACAGGCACTCAGCGAGTGCCTGCTGTAATGCCTTAGCTGGCCTGCTCTGCGATGGTATCAAACAGAGCCAGAGCTTCGGTCGACTCCTGAACTGCTTTGATTGTCCGCGCCACCACTTCTGATTCAGTTGCTACGCGGCTGTACTGTTGGATAAACAGCTGATATTTGAGTTGGCTATCCTGAACGAACGCAATAGCCTCTTTTGCTGCTGCTGTGTCGTAGTTCAGGGTGGAAAACAGATTCAGTCGAATCTGTTCTGCAGGTGTGATCTCTGCCATGTGTTACCTCTGTGCGATGTGGGGAGCATTATCGAAGCCGCACGCTAGCGGCACTGATCGAATATCAGGATGTTACAAAAAGTAACGCTCGC